TTGGTTTTGGAAAATACTTTATTGCAATCCCATTCTTCTAAACCTCTATAAGAGGCAGAAGCAGGATGAGAAGCCTCAAGAATATAGTTTGACTTCTGATTTATTACTGGTTTCCATAATTTTGCATTTGCTCCTAATAAGATGAAGATAATTCCTGTATTATATTGCGCAAGCATTGTGAATACATAATGAATAAAGGGATGCCATAAGTTTAAATGAACTCCTGTCTTACCTACATGAGTGGATAATGCACTATTTAATAATAGCACACCTTGTCTAGCCCATCTTGTTAAATCAGGATTCATATATTCTTGATTATATCCTATTCCAAATCCATCATATACATCTTTCTCCATAGCCCTTATAATGTAGTCTAATGATTTAGGTTCTTTTCCATAGTTATTCTTTGCAGAAAATGCTAAACCATCAGCTGTATTAGCTTGAGGATAAGGATCAAGACCAAGCATTACTACTTTCAGATTACTATAAGGACACTCTTTAAAGCATCTAAATGTATCGTCAAATACAGGTGTTATACTAATACCTCGTCTTACTTCATCTTTTAGTTGCTTTCCTATATTATAGAAATGCTTTGATTTTAAAAAAGGGCTTAGTAGTGTATACCAGCCCTTTTCAAACTTTTCTTCTATAGAGTTCATCTTATGTTATTAAAGGATACGCTATGCCAAAACGTGTGCCCCTGCTCTGTGTTTGCAAATATAAAAGCAGCATAAATAGCACGACTAAGGGAATCGAATTTCCTTTTAAAAGGTTTAGTGTTATAATGTCTTTTAAGATTAGCTCTGTAGTTTTCTTTAGCCATCTTTCTTATTTTAGGATCTTTTATTGTGTCCATCCATTGAAAAATTGTCTTCATAATATATTTTTATTAATTAAAAGTTGCTTTAATTTATCTATACCAAATTCTTTTACATAATCGGAGGCATCTTTAATGCCCTTTTCAAGGAATTCTTTTGGTATGTTAAAGTATCCAAATCCTTTGGAATTAAACTCTATACAGTTTTTTACTCCTGTTTCGTCATTATCCCAAATAATTACACGTTCTGGAAAATGAAAACACAAATGTTTTACGAGATCATCCTGTAATGCTGATGTCGATTCATTTTGTGTTCCTATTACAGATTCAAATAATTTCAATAGGACAATTCTATCTTTCTGCGCCTTACATACTATTACTTTATCCGTGCCATATTTCAGTGTGTTTAATCCAAATGGAACTGTTAATGGTATATTACTTATCCATTTACCTTGACCAGTTCTGTATGGTTGATATATCTTTGTATATATATTCTCTTTACTCTCTGTCTTCTCTCTTACTACATATGCAAAGCATAAATCATCAAGATTATATATTTGTGACTTATTTATAAATAGTTTTTTAACAGGATATACTTCTTCTCTTTTTAGTTCACTTACACTAATTTCGTATTGATTCCAATACTTAATATGACTGGATTGCCAGCTGCTAGGAATAAATTGTATAACTGTGTTCTTCTTTATTTCTTTGTCAAACTCTATTGTACTGTCTAAGATTTTCTGAGCCATAGGCATAGCTTTAGTCTTAATAAGACCAAAATCACTAGCTACTCTTATACAAGCATTTTTAAAGTTTAAACCAAAAAGTTTCCCAACAAATCCAATACTATCAAGTTTTTCTCCTGTTGTTAAATCATTATAAATAAGTTTTCCATTTTTGTTAATGTAGAAACCTGTGCTATAGTGGGTGTCTCTTCTGAATTTTGATGGATATACTTTTCCAAGTTCAAATTTACCAAAGTAGAAATAAAAGATTTGAATATCATCTAACTTTGATAGAATAAATTCAGAATTTATTGTTGTAGCAACTTCTACTTGATTGAAATCTATCATTTTTTAAGTTAAAAAAAAGCCCGTAATTTCTCACGGGCTTTTGACACACAAAATGTTACTTTATTACCAAGGCATATCCTTATCACTTCCTTCTGGAAGACTATCCATTCCTGGAAGAATTGCAGAATTAGTGTTTAAAACAGCAGGATTCACCTTTTCAACTTGTACAGCATTTTTGTATCTAATAGAATCACGATCAAATGGTCCTTCTTCAAACAGACTTTCATCTGTTACTACAAATCCTGTATAAGGAAGACCACTATAAAATTTACCATCAGCAGTTAATTTACCACCTGTTACCATTGGTCGAGTAACAATTTTTGATGTTAATGCAGCAACAAAATATGTTCCCACTTCAATCATAGATTTAAATGCTTTATCTAAACGTTTGCTGAACCAAGCTTCGTGTAAATATTGTAAGCGAGGAAGAGCTTTAGCTGTTAAAAAGAACTTCTCTACTACACTTCCACCTTTTTCAGATACGAATTTTACAGACAAATAGGGTGTTTTGCCATCAACTGAAACTAGTTTACAGTTGTCTTTATCTACTTTTAAGCGATACATTCCTGGTTCTAAGAACTCAGGCATTGTTGCAGCATCTACACTGCCAAAATCAATTGTTTCTTCTGTTTGCATACTTTATTTTTTTGTAATTTTATCTTTTTTTGAATAGTAATTAGATATTGTTTCTCTTACAAGTTCCAAGTCATTTGGAATGAAGCGTTCTTCAAACATACCCATTGGAGTTTTTGTTGTTGAATCAGCGTCTCTTGTTAGGAATACATAATTAATATCATCGTCTTTGTCCTTAAGCTTCTTTGCAAATAAAATTACTGTAAAGTATGCTTCATATGTTCCTAATTTATCATCTACAAGCTTACCTAATGTCATAGCTTTGTAGGATTTATCCTCTAATATACCATCTCCTGTTTCCGTAACGTGATGCAATATAAATACTGTCAAATCGTCGCGAAGTGATTTAGAGGTTTGTGCAATATTAATCATGTTAGCTGCTATATCATTCCACTTATCCCAAGTGGTTTCACCAATACGCCTTAAATATTCCATAGATGATTGTTGAGTGTTGTCGTCAATCACTACAGCTTTAATATGTGGCATTTTTGCACTAATATAGTTTAACCATGTTAACACTGCTTGAGAAGAACTTGTAGTTGTCATATTTCCTTCAGGATTGCTATCCTTATTAAATGTTGTGTAATCATCACTACTTCCTTCAAAAGGTAATTCTTTTCCTAGAGAGTTTATTATAAATGTCTCTTTAGGGTTTAGGGTTCTAATAGCAGTGGATTTACCTGCTCCACTCTTTCCTAATACTAATACTGCTTTACTGCTCATTTTTTTGCTTTTGTTTTACAAAGATAAGGAATGTCTTATAAACAAACAACAAAATTGTTGGAAATCTTTAAATATTTTAGAAAAGAAGTTGAGAACTTTTTTGTTTCAACCTTTCATTGTCTAACCATTCATAGAATCTCAATAGATCCTCTTTTTGCTTTTCTGAATTTGGAAGTTCTCTAAAATATTCAGTGGCACCATCAAAATATAAAGGAACTTGAATATTGTCAAATCCATCATTATTCTTTAGTACCTCAATTTCTCTGAAATTATTTCCTATACGCTTAATATCGTATCCTTTGTAGTCTCCTATTTTAAATTTATGTGGATTAAATAATGCAAGTACTAGATGATAAGCTCTTACAACTTCTTTTGTTCCACCAAGATTTGCTAGTGATGGTTTTATTCTGTCAATAATACTATTTCCAGAATTAGTAAATTGTTGTTTTTCTGCTTCTAACGCTTGTTGGTGGATAATAACGCAGGTCATTTTAAAAATCTTAGAGTATATAAGCCTACAATCTTTTGATACAAAATTATCCATCGCTTCTTTTTTATCATGATGATGTTTTTCTTTATCAATGTTGTTAAGGTTATCACATAATAATATCCAATGTGTATCATCTTTAGGCTTAAATCCTACTATTTGATTTACTTTGTTTCCATTTCCATAATCTTTTTCTTCCTTTATTATTTCACCTAATTCTCCTGCTCTCTTTAATACGTCTTTGTATATTCCATAAGGATTTGAAATACTGTCTTTGATTCTTACCTTATTATTGAAGTCTTGAAGATATTTTTCACCTTCTTTAATTTGTTTAATTATGCTAGAAGGTAGTTCCTTAAATTTAGAATCTAAATCAAATAAACTAACTTTTTGCTTGTGCTTCATATTAAGGTAGTGACATAGAATATATTTAAATACTTTTTCAGCACTATCTTCTAATGCGTAATAATCTAATTCAAAATTATAATTATTATGAAGAGAAAATTCATATGGATGTAATACAAATGTGTACCTGGAAAACTTTGATTTTCCCGCACCTGTATAAGAAGTGATGCCTATAACTTGTTCTCTATCTATACTAGGAACAAACTGTGACAGTCTGTGATAGGGATAGGGAATTCCATTATACTTACCACTTTTCTTTATCTCTGCGTTTTTTTCTATGCTTTTTAGAGCGTTTTCAAATAATGACATTATACCATAATTTCCAAATTATTTTCGGAGTGGCTATTTCCTGAATCGCCATTTAACACCTCATCACACCATGAAGCTAAATCAGATGATTTGTCTGCTATAGAAGTACCGATACGATATATAAAGTATACAGCACAACGCATAAAGCTATATCCTTCATTCTCTTTAGATTGAACATATCTCTTTGTAGCTTCCATAATTGTATCTTTGTTATAGTCGTATTCTCGTAAAAACACTTTCATCTTACGAAGACATGATTTCTCGTCGCTTCTAACTAATTTACCTCCAGACTTTACACCTCTTGGAAAAATGTTTATCCATTCACTTATCCAATGTTCAACTTCGTTTCCTTGTACGGCTTCTGTTAGTGTTTCTACGCCTGAAATAGCAATATCTACACTTGTTAATTGTTTTTTGTCTTTGGCAAAATTAGACTTTATGTACTCTACTAATTCAACTCCTTCTCTAGTTAGACTGTATAAAGGCTCTTTCTTTTCCGCATTTTTATTGCTTACAAGAAATCCTCTTAACTCTAACTCTTTATATAAAAGAATTGCTCGTTTTTGCAGATTAAAATCATCAAATTCATCAAGAAGTTCTAGTTGATCTTCATATAAAGCAAATAGAATGAATAATATACTTCCTATTTGATCTACTTGTAAATTTAATGATTTAATCTTCTTAATTATGTCACTATTAAATTGAATTTCTATGTTATTCATAAGCTCTCTTTACTTTACGATGTATGTTTTAGCGTTTTCTATTCCCATATTTTTGCAAGAAGTTTGTATTTTTCTAAGAACAATAGTGGGGAATGGGGTGTTTTTAGCCCATGGCTTAGTGTAATACGGAACTGGAAAATAGATACTAAGAATTTCATCTATAGGTAATCTTTTTCCACGTCCAGTTTGTTGTGTTGATCTGGTTTCACTGTTTGTTACAGACTCCATTATAATATGATTAACACCATTTAAATTTACACCTCTATTTATCTTTCCACATACAGCTGCTTCTTGTATTTCTCCATTATTAAACTTATTGAGATTGTCGTCTTTTTCATTCTTGCCATGATAGGAATATTCACATATTTTATCTGCTTGATCTGTTGAAGCGCAAAACACTAATATTCTGGCATTTGCTTTTTGTCTCAATTCAGCTAATAGTTTCTTGCAAATATAAACAGAACTTTCCAGTCCTGCAAGAAAATGTATACGCTCAAAAGTTAAAAATTTTAGTCTTTCTGCTCTGTTCTTACTATCTGGCTGTTTTAGAAGATTTGTATACCGTGAATTAAACTTCAGATATTCGTTGTTTTCTTTATCAGATAGCCTATAAGGAACATAGTAGAGTTGAGACTTATTAACCACTTCTCTTTCTTCTATTTCTTTTAACTTTTTCTCGTAAATAATAGGAGCAATCTCTTTTGCCATTGTACGCTTATTAGCTTCTAATGTAGCGCTTACAAATATAATGTGGGTGAATGTATTGTTTCTGTATAGATTGGCGTATATAGGAGATAGTGAGGCATCTCCTTCATCTGCAAGAAGTACATCGTAATGTTCTTCTTTCTTTTTACATGCCGATGCATAACACTCTCTATCAATTAAATC